GTGGTATGCAGCGGACGAGGATGGCAGGCTGTACCGCATCAAGGAGCTGTACGGCTGCACCGGCACGCCGAACGAAGGCCTGAAGATCGACCCGGTGGAGCAGGCCCGGCGCATAAGGGAAGCGGAAGAGAACGACCCGATGCTGAAAGGCCGGGTGATCCAGGGCGTGGCGGACCCGGCCATCTTCAACGAGAGCCAGGGCGAGAGCATTGCCCAGATGCAGGAAAAGCACCCGTACTACCTGGTATGGCACCCGGGAGACCACACCCGCCTTGCCGGCAAGATGCAGATGCACTACCGGCTGGCCTTTAACGCCGAGGGACGGCCCATGTTGCAGGTGTTTGACACCTGCAAACACTTTATCCGGACCATCCCGAACCTTGTGTACGACGAGAGCAACGTGGAGGACATTGATTCTGACCAGGAAGATCACATTTACGACGAGTGCCGCTATGTGCTGATGGAAAACCCCATCAGCCCGCGGCAGATCCAGAAAGAGACGGTACTGCGGGACGACCCGCTGGACCTGGACAAGAGAAAGAGCAGAACACATGTGATGCGGGTGTAACTCCCACACCACTGGGAATGGGCAAAAAAGGAGTGACAGAGTGGACGGAAAAGAACTTTTACAGGAGCTGCTGCGGCGATACCCGGACCAGAGGGTGAGCGCAGACCCGGCGGGGGCCGGGATGCTGAACGGCCTGGGAACGCAGCAGCCGGAGCCGATGACCGGAGCGGGCCTGCAGACGGCAGGCAGCTCCCTCACGGAAGAGGCGGCAGGCGCACAGGCGATCGGGCCGGAGGAGATCGCAAAGGCGGGGGAGATCCTGCAGAAATACAAGGCGGGCAAGGCGTCGCTGGACAAGCGCATTGTGGACAACGAGCTGTGGTTCCGCATGGGACACTGGAAGAACTGCGAAAACAAGATGATGGAGGGCAAGCCCAAGCCCTCCAGCGGATGGCTGTTCAACAGCATTGCCAACAAGCACGCCGACGCCATGGACAACTACCCGGAGCCCAACGTGCTGCCCCGGGCGGCGGACGACGAAGAAACGGCCAAGGCACTCTCGAAGATCATCCCGGTGGTTTTGGAGCAGTGCGACTATGAGCAGGTGTACAGCGACACCTGGTGGCGCAAGCTCAAGACCGGCACCGGCGTGAAGGGTGTGTTCTGGGACCCGACGCTGCGAGGGGGCCTTGGCGACATCAGCGTGAAGAGCGTGAACCTGCTGATGCTGTACTGGGCCCCTGGCGTGAGCGACATTCAGGAGAGCCCGAACCTGTTCAGCCTAAGCCTGGAGGACAACGAGCAGCTGGTGGCGAAATACCCACAGTTGGAAGGCCACACCGGAAAGAGCCTGGACGTGGCCGAGTACATCCACGACGATCAGCTGGACACCACCGGCAAGAGTGTGGTGGTGGACTGGTACTACAAAAAGGCCCGGCCGCAGGGCGCGCCGGTGCTGCACTACTGCAAGTACTGCAACGGCGTGGTGCTGTACGCCAGCGAGAACGACCCGGCCCTGGCCGAGCGGGGCTTTTACGACCACGGGAAATACCCCTTTGTGTTTGACCCGCTGTTCCGGGAAGAGGACAGCCCGGCGGGCTTTGGATACATTGATGTGATGAAGGACACCCAGACCGCCATTGACGAGATGAACCACGCCATGGACGAAAACGTGAAACTGGCTGCAAAGGCCCGTTATGTGCTGAGCGACACAGCGGGTGTGAACGAAGAAGAGCTGGCCGACTTTGGCAAGGACATCGTGCACGTGGTGGGCAGGCTGACGGACGACAGTTTCCGGCCTTTGCAGACCAATGTACTGAGCGGCAACTGCATCAGCTACCGGGATGCACGGGTGAGCGAGCTGAAGGAAATCAGCGGCAACCGGGATGTGAGCCAGGGCGGAACCACCAGCGGCCTGACAGCGGCAAGCGCCATTGCGGCTTTGCAGGAGGCGGGCAGCAAACTTAGCCGCGATATGCTGAAAAGCGCGTACCGGACGTTTGCAAAAGAATGCTACCTTGTGATCGAGCTGATGCGGCAGTTCTACGACGAAGAGCGGGTATACCGCATTACCGGCGAGAGCGGCGGCGTGGAGTATGTGCCGTTCAGCAATGCGATGCTGCAGGCCGTGCCCGGCGGCAATGTGGGCGGTGTGCAGCTGGGCGACCATGAGCCG